TATGCAGAGCAATCATGCGGGTTTCGCCAGAGTGGCTTGTCCATTGGATATCGCCCGGCGTCTGCGGCCCGTATCGAATAATCGGCGGCTATCGTGATGCAAAGATTCTGGACGTGCGATTCAATCTGGCCCATGATTACATAGAGATTGTTTTTGACTCGCCCGATTTGCCTCCGATCCCGAAGGGCGGGCTACTGCCGCTTGTAGGGGTCACGCTAGAGCGAATTCCCGCAGACCCCTGTCCAGAGTAGAACTCATGCTCGCCGGCAAGCTAAGACATCGCATCGCCGTCCAATCCCGCGCCCAGGCGGCCAACGCCTACGGGGAGATTGCCGATACCTGGGCCACGGACGCCACGGTATGGGGCTCTATCGAGCCGCTGACTGGCGAAGAGCGACTTGTCGGCGACGCAATCCAGGCGCAGGCCAGTCACCGCGTGCGCCTACGATACCGAGCCATGACGCCTAGAAATCGACTTCTATTTGGCACCCGCGTCTTTGAGGTCGTGCGCGTGGATAATCCCGGCGAGCGGGGGGCCGAGCTTGACGTGCTGGTCAGGGAGACGGTGACGTAATGGCGGCGGGTACGACCATTCAGCTTCGGGGGGCAAAGGAGTTGGAGCGCAAGCTCGTGGCGCTGGGGCGCAAGGCCGGCGGGAACATTGCCCGCAAGGGCTTGCGGGCAGGCGCGAAAATCATACAGGCCGGCGTCAAGGCTAATGCGGCGGCGAGGCTTGGCGGCAGCTTAGGAGGGGCAATCGCCAGGGCAACTGTTGTCCGCGCCCAGAAGAAGAAGCGCAAGGGCATGGCCGGGGCCAATGTGCTCTACAAGAGCACCGATGAGCTGATCTATTATACCAAGGGGCTTTTTGTGAAGACCACCAAAAAGGGGCGGGTTCGGGGGGCCGCGCTAATTCATCGGCGATATTTCCTGCCGGTTGCGATTGAGTTCGGGCACGCCGGCCCTGGGCGCGGGGCGTCAAAAGAAAAGGTTAGCCGCCCCATTCCGATCATGCGAGCCGCCTTTGACGATACCGCGCGCATAGCGCTTCAGAAAACCATGAAGGTGATCTGGCAGCAAATTGACGACTTCGGCAAGGGGCCGGTTGAGATACACGTGTGGCGTGGCGTTTAAGCACAGGGCCCGAGGCCAAGAGGAACTGATATGGCACTAGAGACCTACAATCTTGAGTATTCTGTCACCACCACGGCCATCTTTGTCCGCCAGCCCCAGATTGTCACCGGGCAGCCCTGGACGATTGGCAACACGGGCGGGTCAAACATCTTCGTGGGCGCCTACAATGCCGAGGCCGATGCCACGCTCACCGGCACCGAGACGCAAATAAAGGCGCTCAAGACCACGGTAGCCATGATCGCGCCGTTCTCGCGCATCCTGATTCCCTCAGACGTTACCAGCGTCGGCCTTGTGACCGGCACGGGCTACACGTCTACCTGCGCCGTCTATGCAGGCGAGCAAGACGCACCAGGCCCCGTCTACGTGGCCGCCGCCATGAACCTGGCCAAGAACGACACGCGCGACATCGCGGCCGCACCGGGGGCGAATACCCAACTATGGGTCTACGGCATGATTGGCACGGCCGATGCCCAGGGCACGGTATTGCTGCTGGATGACACGCCGACAAGCCAGTCGGGAATCATGCCGGTCGGGGCGAATGGCGGGTGGGTTCTGCCGATGGCAAAGCCGAAGGCGCCTTGGGTAAAGTGCTCAACGAATAAGAAGCTCCAGGCCACGCTGGCCGCGACAAACGATTGGGACGGCATTGTGATCTATGCCGCCGTAAAGGTCTAGCCGATGCCTGTTACACGAGTGACTGTCGCCGAGAAACAGCCCGCGCCCGAGATCGTGCGGGAGATTGTACAGATACCCGCGCTGACCGAGGCTGGCGAGCCGATTCCGGGCAAGTGCCTCGAGCGCCTGCGAATCAGGGGGAGCACGGAGTATACCAGCGCCCATTTGCCGGACGGGGCAGTCGCTGACGTGGTGCTGCGCGTGGACGGCAAGGCCGTGGCCACATTGGGGCCGTGGGTTGCCAACAGCCGGCCCGGCGGGAACGCCCTGGTCCAGGTCCGCCTGTGCGTCACGGACAGCGCCGCCGATCCTGTCGTTCATGCCGAGCCGGAGCCGTAAGCGATGGCGAATCAATACGCAGTGGGTGCGGGGGGCAACTGGTCTGCGGCGGGGACGTGGGAGTCCGCGCCGGGCAATGCAGACAGCAGCGGCCCGCCGGCAGGCGGGGATGATGTGTTGTTTGTCGCGGCCAGCGGCGCCGTTGCCGTTGACGGGGCGACTAATGCCCTTGGCTCGCTGGACATGCTGGGCTATGTGAACGTGCTTACCGTTGACAACGCCGTTGACGTGGACGGCTCAGCCCGGCTAGATGGAACATTTGCCGGGGCCGCGAACATATCCATTGCGGTGGATATTACCACAGTTGCCGGCACCGCGTTTACGGGATACACGGGCTCTATTGTGCAGGATGGCGCGGCGGGGGCGCCGACCCTGACCACCAATGCGGCTGCACTGCCTGACATTCAGGTCAACAATGCCGGCGTCGCGTCTTTCATTCTTCAGGACGACATGGCCTGCGGGGCTCTGACCCTTGCTAATGCTGCGGGGGTGAAGTTCGACACGGGCGCTAACGATGTCGCCTGTGATGCGTTCGCTATGCCGAACGGCACGCTGGCTGGCAGCGGCGCCATCGATGTTGGCGGCGCCATCAACATCAGCGGCGGAACGAACAGCCACACGGGGCAGCTCACGCAGACCGCTACGGGAAGTGTGGTGATTGCCGCAGTGCCGGCGGTGGCCGATTTGTTTCTTGCCGACACAGGCGTCACGAGCACGCTGACCGGCGATGTATACTGCAAGAAGTTCACGCATGGCGCGGGCACGGTTGCCCTCGGCAATCAGGTTCTTTACGTCGCCGCCGAGGCCGGGAACGACTTCTGGGTAAGCGGGACAGGCGCATTCACCGCAGGGACCGGCAGTATTTGCTGGTATGGAATCACGGATGGCCGAACGCAGGGCGCGGTTACTGTCAGCGGTGCGCCGGTGAGCATCATGCCCGATGCGGCCGGAACGCTCACCGCAACCGGCGCCTGGGCGTTCGACACTGCCGAGACACTAACCATCATGGCCGTGGCCGCGGGCAACGGCACGGTGGACATGGCTGGCAATAGGCTCGTGGCCGGCGATGTGGTCTTGGGTGATACCGCCGCGAACAACATCAACGGCATTCTCACGTGCGGCGAGGGGGTCATTGCCATCGGCGGGCTGGCTGACGGCAACGCCGCGAACCTTGCGAACGAAATCCAGCTCGAATCATGTTATCTGCAAAGCTCCGGCACCACGCTGGACTTTGCCAACATTGCCCATTCGGCCACCGCCGATAACGTGGTGCATATCGTCTGCCTGGCCGGTGCTGATGTGGCAAACTTCGATCCGGTACAAATTGTCCATTGTCACGGGGACGCGAACGTGGACAACGGCAGCGCTGCGGGGGCGAACAATGGGGTCAATAACGCGACCACGTTTAACACGCACGCCCACCCGGGAAGCGCCATGATGCTGGGGGCTGGCTGCTAGATGGCTATCGAGCAGGCAATCTATAGCATTCTGGCCAGCGATATTGCGGCCAAGGCGATTCTGTCTACCCATGGCCTGACGACCGCCGATGCGGTAACGCTGACCACCACCCTGGCCGACCTGCCGGCGCCTCTGGCAGTAGCCACGACCTACTATGCCCGCGTTCTGCTGGGCACCACCATCAGCCTGCACCCGACGGCGGCAAACGCCACGGCGAACACCGCCAAGATCGACATTACGGACGCGGGCAGCGGAACCCACACCTGCATTCCGACAGCCCGGCCGGTGGAGTGGTTTGCCTTCGCGGCGGACGCCGCCACGGACATTTGCACCTCGACGCGCTGCCGGGTCTATCCGCAGGCCATTCCGCAGGACAGCCTCTTGCCCTGCATTGTGTACGAGCGAATCAGTACGCCGCGGGTATCCTCTCTGACTGGGACCGCGGGCATCGCCACGCCGCGCATGCAGATCGTGTCATGGGCGGATACATACTCGGGCGCCAAGACGCTGGCCGATGCCGTGCGGAATGCCCTGGACGACTACACCGGCGAAGTTGACGGTCTCTATATCGGCTGGATACGCATCGAGGACGAGGGGGACATGATCGACCTTTCGGTAGGCATGGATTCCGAGCGCGTCTATGGCGTTCGGCAGGACTTCGTGATTCAGCACTTCGAGTAAGCACACCAGTTTTCGGAGCTAGACAAACATGGCCGGCGACATTGCTGACGGGACAGTCTTCAAATGGCGGGCGACCGCGATTTCGGGCGTAACGGGATTTAACGGACCCAGCCTTCACCGCGACGTTGCGAACATCTCGGACCTGGACACCAGCGTTGCGGGATTCCTCGGCGCGAAGGCCCTGGACCCCGGCGAGGTGTCCCTCGATGTTAACTGGAATCCTGACTTGGCAATCCACAACACGCTCATTACGGACATGGCGGCCAATACGGCCGGCGCGTTCCTGATTGAGTGGCAAAACGGCACGTCCAACACCTGGACGTATTCCGCCAACGCCATCATTACGGATATCGCGCCGGGCGGGTCGATGGGCGACAAGATTGACGGGTCCATCACCTTCAAGCTTGACGGCGCGCTAACTGTGACAACGGCATAGCCAGCGAGTAGCTGAGAAGGGAGATTGTATGAAGGCGCTGAATCGGGACGACATCCTGAATGCTGACGACCTGCCGCGCGAGCGCGTGGACCTGCCGGAGTGGGGCGGGTATGTCTATGTCCGCACCCTGACAGGCCAGGAGCGCGACTTGTGGGAATTGGCCGTTGTTGAGGGCCGCGAGCGACAGGCAGAGAAGTCCATCCGCGCGCGGCTGGCTGTCAGCGTGGTGGTGGATGAATCTGGCAAGTCCCTCTTCGCTGAGGCAGACATTCCGGCGCTCTCGGCGAAATCCTGCGCCCCGCTGGACCGCATCTTTGACGCCGCCGACCGGCTGAATCACATCACCCGCCGGGACATTCGGGAGTTGGCAAAAAACTCCGGGGCGGCCAGTGGCGACGATTCTGCTTCCGCCTGAGCCTCGCCCTTGGCTGCCCGCACCCGGACCACCTGAATCAGATTCTGACCGGCGCTCAACTTGCCGAGTGGCTGGCCTATTCATGGCTGGAGCCGTTCGGCGAAGAGCGCGCCGACCTGCGCATCGCCTCGGCAATCTGTACCTGGGCCAATGCCCACCTTGCAAAAGGCAAGCGGCCATTCCGCCCGCGGGACTTCATGTTTGATTTCGAGACCGCCGCGACGGCCGACGAATCTGACCACCGGCGCGCCCACAGGCACAAGATGCTGATGCTTGCCGCCATGTCAAAACCCGCACCCGCAAAGAAAACGGAATAGCCATGGCTGTTGTCGGAACACTACTGGTGAATCTCAAGGCGCAGACGGCAGTCTTCGATAAGAAGATGCGCGCCTCGACTAAAAGCATCAACCACTTTAGGCGGGCAACCAGTCTGGCCCGTACGGCGCTCGGCACTCTGGGTATCGGCCTTGGCCTCGGCGCCCTTGTTGGCGGCATAAAGCAATTGGCCAGCCTGGCCATGGAGCAAGAGAAAGCCGAGCAGGCACTTCAGGCCGCCCTGGCGGCAACCGGCCAGGGTTTCGGGGACCACGAGGCGGCCATGAAATCTCTGGCAGCAGAGGTTCAGCGCAACACGATCTATGGCGACGAATTCGTTCTTGGCCTGATGACCCAGGCGACGAACCTCGGCGTTACCGCCGGCAACATGAAGCAGACAACGCAAGATGCCATCGGGCTGGCGACGGCGCTAAACATGGATTTGAATACCGCCCTGCGCTACAGCATTTTGGCAACCCAGGGCGAGTTTACGATGTTGCAGCGGTATATTCCCGCGCTGCGCAAGACAACGGACGTGACGAAAAAGCTGGCTATCGTCCAGAAGCTTGCTGCGGGGGGCTGGGAGCAGGCGCGAGTACAGATCAAAACGACCGCCGGGTCATTGGCGCAAGTTAAGAATGAGTTGGGGGACGTTGGCGAAAAGCTGGGCGCGGGCTTTCTGCCACTATGGCGAGAACTCGCTGGATTGGCAACCCAATTTGGGCGCGAGGCCATAAAGCAATGGACGGCAGTCGGCCTCTTGGCGCCTGCGCCAGCGGAGGCCGGGGCCGGTCGCGAGATAAAGCGCCCAGAACCCAAGTTCCATCCGGCCATCGAGTCGGCGCTCGCCAAGGTGCGCGATTTGAACCTGGCAATAGCCAAGGGTGAAGATGCCCAGGCAGCCGCGATTATCAAGCAGCAGGCCGGCTACGCCGCCCTAGAACCCACCATTGGCAAGGTGACGGGCCGGCTGATTGACCAACTCCGCGCTGCCCAAATGACCGCCGAGGAATGGGAGCGAACAAAGCTCGCCCTGGCCGGCGCCAGCAGCGCACAACTAGGATACCTCGACGCCCTGCGGGCGAAACTGGCCGAGGTGCAGGCCGCCAAGGAGCGCGGCGCGCAATGGGAGCAAATCCAGTATAGCATGTTCCAGAAGCGCGCGGCTGACGCCAAGCGCATTGCCGACTTTGCCGGACAGGTTCGCGAATCCCTCAAGACGCCCGTCGAGAGCTTCAAGGAATTCCGCGACCAGCTTGAGGGAGCCGTCAAGGCCGGGATGCTGGGCAAGGCCGAGATGATTGCGGCGCTGAGCAAGCGGTACGACGAGCTGCGGACGGACACCGAAGTGCGCCAGCGCATGGACCCTGGCGAGTTCCGCGTGCTCAAATCCAGCCTGCTCGATATCCGCGGCCTCGGCGGCATGGGGATGCGGGACCCGGCTCTGCAAAAACAGGAGCGCCAGCTGCAAGAGGCTATCAAAACAAACCTGGCGCTTGAGGCTATCAAAAACGCCGGGGGCATGAACTGACATGGCAGCAACCGTTAGGCGCAATCGCCTTGAGGGCCACGCCGCCGAGGTGACGGCCCAGGGGTGGACGTTCACAGAGGCGATTTACCTTGAGAACGTGCGGGGTACGGGCGTTCAGCAACTCATTAACGCCGTCAACGCCCCGGGCGTGCCGCACTGGGGCGACCTGCACGCTCAGGTTCCTACGGCTGTCGTCATGCGGGTGGTCCCCGAGGTGCAGAGTGGCGGCACAGTCCGCCTGCTTGTCACCTATGAGGACCAGGGCCGGCGGGACGACCCCGCCGATCAGGATGTCGAGATCGGCACGTCTCTGCAATCTGTGCAGACGAACGTAGACATAACCGGCACGCTGATGAAGGCGGAGTTCCTACAGGGCAGCGAGTGGAAAATCCAGGGCGGCCAAGCGGCAGTGATGCGCCCGCACAGCACCATCCGGGTGACGCGGACGGAGGCAAACAGTCCGGGGCAGAAATCGCGGGAGTATGTCGGCAAGGTGAACGGCGCCGGGCAATTCAACCTGGCGCGGCACGGCGTGCCGAAGCGAACCTGGCTGTGTACGTCCATTCTGGGCCGGCGCAATCCCGATAACAACAGCTACCGGGTCTCCTACGAGTTTGAGTACGCCGCGACCTACACGGGCTTTCGCAGCGAGAGCGTGCCCGGCTGGGATGCCGAGATCGTTTACACAGACCCGGACAACGGCAAGGTGCCGGAAGATGTAATCAATCGCCCGCACGTCCAGGTCCGCGCCGTGAAGTATTATCAGGTGTACACAGAGGCCAACTTTAACGCTTTGAATCTAGGGCGATAACGTGCCGAATTGCATTTGGCAAGGCGACATATCT